ATGGGGACTACTTTTAAGGCTGTCGTCTATGCGGACAACAAGAAAAAGGACGGAACATACAACCTGAAAATCCGGGTGACCCATAACCGTCGTTCTTTAAAGGTATCGACAAATATATATGTTTTTCCCGACGATCTCGGTCGTAAACTTCAAATAAAGAATCAGGAGATTATTGACCTTGCTGACGATCTGATCCGTCGGTGGCGCTATTTAGTCAATCGTCTGGGCATTGCAGCCGAGGTAATGGATGTTAAGCAGATAGTACAATATATAAAGGAGTCGGAAATAACGGGCGAAGGATTTCACCTCGATTTTATCGAGTACGGAAGAAAAGTGGCCGCCTCCAAATCAAAAGGAACCGCAAGGGCATATAACACGTCGCTAAACGCATTGGAGCGCTTCATGAGGGGGAAGCCGCTCGATATAAATAGCGTAACGGCCAAGTTTCTTTCCGATTTCGAAGCGTTTCTTGCCCACGAGCCAGTCATGAGGTATGATCGCCAAAAACGGGTAGAGGAAACAAGCCGGTCGAAATCGAACGGTCGGGCGCTTTCTTTGTATATGGCCAACATCAGGCACATACACAATGAAGCTAAAAAGGAATTTAACGACGAAGATTCAGGTATCATCCGCATTCCGCAATCACCTTTTAGAAAATACGCGGTAAAACGCCCCCCTACCCCCAAAAAGCGTGCATTACAGCCTGAGACCATACAGGCAATTATCGATTTGCCTGATGCGGATCGTAAGACTGGCGACATAGCCGATTTTACGAGACGAGATTTTGCCCGAGATTGTTTCCTCCTGTCGTTCGCCCTCGCCGGCATGAACTCTGCCGATCTTTTCGACTGCAAGGCTTCCGATTTTGACAGGAAAGAGCGAATCATTACCTACAAACGGCAAAAGACACGTACACGGCGGGCCGACGAGGCCGAAACCAAAATCAAGATCGAGCCATGTATCTGGCCTTTAGCTCAGAAATACATATCTAAAGAAGGAGATAGGCTTTTCTGCTTCGATAAGCATTATTCTACGCTCAACTCTTTCTCAATCGCGCTAAACACAGGCTTGCGGCAAATAGAAGCAGCCATAAAGCCGGAGAAACATATCACTTTCTACGCCGCCCGCCACTCTTGGGCGACTATTGGCCGATCCAAAGCCCTGAATATCGATAAGTATACTATTCATGAGGGGCTGAATCATGTGGATGACCGCATGAGAATTACAGATATCTATGTCGAGAGGGATTATAGTCTCATTTGGGAAGCCAACGCCAAAATATTAGGGATATTCGACTGGTCAGCATTAGCAGAACGCGAAAAGGATAATATCACAAAATAATGCCCCCTATTCTTTCTCGGGCTTTTTATATCCGATAGGGTTTCTTGTCCGCTGCGGATGTATTGACAAAGCTGCGATAGCTTGGTAAATATTGTCCAACTCTTTCCGCATATCCTCCGACAGATCGCTGACCGCCTCGGCATTCTCGGCATCCGCCCTCTCCAGCAGGGCCAGTTTCGCCCGAATTTCGGATAGTTCAGCCGTTATCTGCGTCGTGGTGGTAATGTAATTACGCATCGCTACAAATGCCCGCATTATGGCAATGTTTACTTGTATTGCCGTTTCGCTGCGCAACACACTCGAAAGCATTGCCACTCCCTGCTCGGTGAATGCAAATGGCATATACCGGACACCTCCCTTGTTTGAGGTCACAATTTGTGACCTCAAACTGGTTTTCAATGCGTTATACTCTGATTCGGTGATTTCAAACATGAAATCCGATGGAAACCTTTCGCTGTTGCGTCGTACAGCTTGTTTAAGCGCTTTTGTCGGGACTTGGTAGAGTTCCGCCAAATCGAAATCCAGCATTACTCGCTGGCCCCGTATTTCGTAGATTTTACTCTGAATAGATTGTAGTTCCATGCCGTAAAGATAGCGATATTATACAAAAAGAGAAGGGCTTGCGCCCCTCTCTCCCCTAACTTCCTTTATGCTTACTTGCGGATAACAGAATGCCCATTGCAGCAAGCAATTTGAGCATATCCTTTCTAAATTGATCGTCTTCGAGAAGTCGTCTCACGACTTCTTCGGCCGTGAATCGATAAGAAGTCATTGAATCGGAGCTTGACGTTTGACCGAAGGCACGACTTCGAACAGTCGGGCAATGAAATCGAGCCCCTTTTGAGTCACCAAAACTTTAATGACTGTAAATCCGTCGTGACTATTTCGCTCGATAAACTTTTCCTTGAGTTCGAAATATCCTCTGTTGATATACTCCTGCTTAGGCTCGTTCCGATTGCAAAAGAATATGCCTTTCTCGCGCAGCTTCTGAAAAAGAGTATTTCGACCGAATGGTAATCCGAGTATCTTGGCCGACTGCCCGACATCGATCTTCTGATCCGTGTCGAGAACTTTATCCATCAGTTCTGCTTTAGGTGTAAGAGCGGCTACTTTTTTCTCGGCCTGCTCAAGCTGTTGTTTTTGTCGATTTATCGTCTCATTGGCAACCAGCACGGCTCTTGCCATAATCATTTCAGGTGTATCGTCCACTTTGGCCACCATGTAGCCGCCAGTTTTGCGAATCGCCGGCAACACTTCGTCACATACCCAATCCTGAAACTGTTCCGCTTGCGGAAGCTTCGAGCGCATGACGAGACGGTACACGTCGGATTCGGGAATATAAGACACTTGCTGGTTCCCGCTTGTAGTAGGGGTGTCACGTTTCGTTACACCCCTACAATGGTCCGCGATCGCTTTACGCGGATTTGAATATCCCAATGCTCTTGCGACATCGTTGGCCAAAAACATAGGCTTGTCATCGGTCATAGCAACTCGAACCCGTCCGAATCGCTCATTATTGAAAATTTGGACGCTATTCATGGCCTACCTACTTTGAAAGGGTAAATACTTTGGAGCGGTTACGAAGTGCTTGCGGGTCAATTGAAGATTTACGCTGATCGAATGATAACAAACACCTTAAACGCTCTTTATTGCCGGCATTCTCTTCGAGGATGTCCCAATACTTGTGCATTGCCTCATTATTGGCGTTCTCCCAGTATTCAGTACGTTCTTTGAAAAAACGAGCAATAGTACTGCTCTCATTTAGTTTACCTTGTAGCTCGGTGATAAGGGTGCGTAAAGTCTCAATTTCTCTGACAAGAGAATCTCGAGTCGTTGATTTTGAAATGTTTGACATGACTGTAGACATTTAAAAGTTAAAATTTGGCAAAATAAAAGCGATTGCCATTTACGCTGTCTACAGTCGATGAACCACCCCGAAGAGCATTCAATAACTTACGTAAAGGCAATCGCCGTATATATAGGGCACAAAAAAAGCCCAATATTATTGAGCAATTTAACCGCTTGCTCTGCGAGATGACTAAGCACATCAGACTGTAGACACTGCAAATATACATTTTTTTTGTAAAACAAAAAAGCGCTCATATGAGCGCTAAATGAACCAATCAAGTATTTTTTGTTCTTGAGTAGAACATAAAATTTCGTTAAAAATCATCATCAATGTTCATCTTCCCAACTAATGACACTAAGGTACTTTCAATAATGGCATTACACCCATTCTTCACATCATTCAGTAATAATATGTGGCTATTAGCATCACTCCATTCAGGATTAATTTTACCCCTTTTGTTAGTTTTTGGAATTAGTGATAACGCTTCTTCATAAGTTTTAATAATCTGATCGAAACGATTATTCACTTCCCAAGTAGGTTCTCCATTAAAATACGTCTGCGCAACCTCTATACAGAACTCCATGTCAGCTATATGTGTTTTTAGCACGGATATAGCAAATCGGTTGTTATCTACCCAACCTGGACTAACTACGACGCTTCCAAAAGGGAATGTATAACGATATTTATTATCTTTAATTTCAATTTGAAGGGTAATCTTAGCTTTTAATTCGATAGCCCCATTTTTAATAGTTACATTTTTACCAGAAAGCATACCCTCAAATTTAATTGTCATCAATCCGGCCTCTTTATCCTCAACCTCAACAACGTTTTGAGGACTATTAAATGTGTTAGCAACCCAACTTTGCAGATTCTTCCACATAACATCTTTAGACAATCCTGTCTCAACAACTTCTCGTGCGTAACATTCGGAATCTTGACCAAATGTCGGAATATTTAATAATAAACAAGTAAACAAGCTAAGTAGAATCTTTTTCATAGACAAGTTGGATTAAAGTTTAAACGCCTCAAAAACAGATACACAATCAATACTCTATCAAAATTAAACACCTATTTTGAAATTTCCAACATTTTATTTCCTTTTCAAATATTTTTCATGAGAAGTTATAGCTTTGTTTTTAATCATGTTTGCTGGCATGACCAACCGTAAATAGTATTTGAAATAGTAAATTATCCTAATAATTATGTGATTTATAACCCCAAGAGGCCCGCAATTAAGCGAGCCTCTTTCGTATTGTCGATCAAATCTTTTTATCTCTGATCTTGACGACGTCCTGGAAATTATAGAGCCTCTCTTTGTAGACTGGTATTCCGCACCGACTCACTTTACTATTGAACGCCGTGTCTGATTTACGAGTGATGGCCTTTGCCGTTTCGTAGTCTACCTTCACATTCAGGAACTGGGCAAGAACATCGCGGCCTTTGTTCAGTACGTCCATTGTCACATGCTCCATCGCGCCCTGCTCTTTCAGTCTGCCGAACATTTCGATTGCCTCGAATATCAACTTGAAAATTTGCCTCAGCTTCTCAATGTCCTCCGAAGATAACTTTTTGATTTGGTCCGCATCGAGATTCTCGACCACTTCTGAAACATTCATATCATTCATCTGTCGATTGCTTTGATTTGCGAGGTCTTCTGAGCCGTCTGTCTGCCATTCGGTATTTGGCAGTTCGCCTCTTCATGAGGCGCAGCATAATCATCAACTGTTTCCGGGAATAATTGATGTACACTTCCGAGTCGTCATAAACGCCTCCCCTGCGTTTTTTTTTAGGTCCATCCATGTCATATCGGGATTTAATTACTATTTTTGAATTGGCGGAATCAAAGGGCGGGGAGTCTTCGGATGAACCGCTTTTTTGTCAGACTATTTTATGTGTCTGACAATGTCGGTAGTTCTCCTGCCATTTTTCCAGCAGTGCCGGGTGTTCTTTCAGGTACTCTTCAGCTTCCGATGAGTCAACCATCACGATACCGGCACAAATCGAGGACTTTATGATCTTTTTTCGGATCATTTCCCACACCCTGATTTCAGCAATGTCTAATCTTTCAGCCAGTTGTTTAATTGTCGTCATATCTCGTGAATTAAATAATATGTTTTGTCACCCCTAAATACTCGTCCACTTTCTCAATAAATCGCTCGATGTCCCGAACTACGACACACTTATTACCGGCCATTTCAGCCCGTTTCAGCCATTCTTTCTGTGCCGGCGACAATCTGCCCGTCTCTGTCTTCAATTCAATGCAGAGAGCCCCGAAATGACCTCGCGGAACCAGTAGAATCAGATCGCTAACCCCGGCAACCGTACCCTCGGCTTTCATTCGCGCCGCCTCGATCCGGTTCCGTGAACCGCCGTTAGGCACGGCGAACAGCAGTCCTCTATACTGAGGATACCGCATAGCAAACCACCGCACGCACGCTATTTGCAAGTCGCTTTCCCTGTGCCTCATTGTAGAATATCCTTTACTTTTATTGCCATCTCTCGGAAAATAGGGGAGGTGTCGTATTCGTCTTGGTAGCGATTGATCAGGTAGCCAATACTCCCACGATCCCGGTGAATTGCCTGTCCGATCTCTCGGGCCGACGCGCCGCGTTTGTGAATCTCACGGCACAGAATGATCCGCGCCCGAACTACCGGTAGTCTCCTGCTACGAGCTCGTATATCCTCCAATCCGAAGCCCGTCGCCTGTTCGACGGCTGCGGATATACGCTGTATCTCACTTTCAAGAATCGTCATCGTCCCAATGCTTTATTGATTGCCTTCTCGGCTTTTGATATGGCATCCATCCATCTATTAGGAATAGGGGGTAATAGAGTGTTCTCTGCGTCCAAATCATGTTGGCGAACAATTTCCTGTAATGCCGCCAGCATTTCCGGTGCGGCAGCGATCAGGCGGGCATTGGCTTCGGACTCTATTTTAGAGTCCGGAATTGCACACGCCACAAGTTGTTCTTTATCATCGATTACATCGATAATCCAATTTGAGGAGCCGTGGTCATAAGTGGCAAACCATGCCCCCGGAGTACCTTTGAATTCTGTTTCCATCACTTCACCAGTTCAAACTCGATGCGCCAAACAAAAGGATTACGATCCCATGTACCTCTCCCGGAAACCTTGTCGATCAGCGAGGCAAAAGCTTCGCGGGGTGAGTCGAACATGTAATATCGTAAATGTTCATCTGCATATCCCCATTGTATACGGCCATCATCAGCCGATACTAAGAATGTTATCCCTTCCTTAAAGTAATCGTCCGAAATATCCTGCAACCGCTCAATCCGAAGGTCTCTAATCTGTATTTGGTGGGGCATCAGATCAGCCTTAACAAACATTTTGTTATCCCAACCTTTTGACGCAAGTGCGGTGGTCTGATAATCGTGCTCAATCACTCCATTGTTGGGGTGCAAGAAGCTATCATATCTTTGAGCCACGGCTACGATCTCTCCAACATTGTATCTTGGTTCAATTACCTCCCAACCTTCATTCTCGGTATAGCCATACATACATTCTTCAAACTCAATACATGGCTGCCACCACCGTAGTTTTTCGTACTTACCCTGCGGATCAACAATCCGCCTTGTCACCGTCTTTCGACCACTGATCACCGCCTGCGTCAGGCCGTAACGGTCGTTAAACATCATCTTTTTCATATTCTTTAGTTTTTAATAGTTCTATGGGCCGCCAGTGGGTGACATCTATCGGTAAATCCATCGCTGGATCAAACCATGCCCCCTGTGGATAATATTTATTTTTGCAATATGACGCGCAGTGGTAGCTACCATCAAACACAAGAACCGGATCGCTAATCCCATTTTTACCAACTACCGGCAATTTATCCTCTACGCTGATCCATTTTGGGGCTTCGCCCACTTTATAGCCGGCAAGGAAAGCGTTGTATATATCGCGCCATTCATCATGCATAAATCCATTGTCGCTGGCATACTCTCGGGCAGCTTCTTCTGGTGTTTTCATCATTCATAAGGATTTTCAGGTAAGGTATTCACGTCGATTGCCAGTCCGGCGGAGATCAGGTTCCGGTAGTCGAACATCCATTCATTGAGCTTGTCGTAGTACCTTAACGCCTTGTCTGTATCAGATATAGGGAAACAATTTAATATATCTAATGCTAAAAGCGGCACAAACCTTTCCCCTTCGTGGGTGATCTCTTTGGTTAGGTCGGACATCGGGCGAAGAAGAGGCTTTCCATGTTTGGGAGGTATTTTGAGAAACACATATCCACCTATATGTGACTTAATCTCAACGGCAAAAGGACAAACATTTTTATAATGCTTTTGCATTAGCCCGTACGGCATATAGCCGCAAATATCTTTCAACTCAAGTGTTTTCATAGCTCTTTCTTTAAAGTGTTTAATGTTTTTTAAAGTTTCAGTTGTTAAGAATTACTTAATAACTGGAGGATGAAGCTGTCATTTATCATTCGCACAACCCGTAATAACTCATGCAACTCGTGGCCGTGTCGTCATCGAACAAGGAGCCCGTCGCGTTCTGCCATTGGACGTACCGTACAACATCCCGGATCGAGGAATATTTATTACCGCTGGTTATGGCGCGAGTCGGTATTTTGTTAGGACCGAAGAACGACGACTGCAATTCCTTTTCGAGGTTTGCGATTTGCTCGATACGTTCCGGCGACTGGATGGCGATGTTGAGAATATCCCGCTGACTGCACATCACGCACGGCCAGCAGCCGACCCGCTTATAACCCATTTTGTAGAGGGGATTCGGTTCGAGGCCCGCGGCGAGGATGTAATCGATGACCTGTTGCGCCGACCAGTCGAACACGGGACGCAAAAGATCGTCGGCGAACTGTGACCGGAACACCCGAACATCCTTGCCGCGGTAGCTATACTTCTTCGGCTTTCCGTTTTTGTCGTAGCCGTAAGGCTCGAAATAATACTTGAAATAGGTGCATTGCGTCTTCATCTTGGCTCGTGCCGAGGATTCCGCGGCACGGATGCCCTGAATAATGAGCGTATTATCTTGTACGACGTCGAGGATGTAGTCAGTCATTGGCTTCGTCTTCAGTTCCTCTGTACAATACCGGGCGCGCGCCGACGGGCAGCGATGCTTCTGCCGGGCAAGATCGACCATACCTGCATACTTCTTCGACTTCAATGTTACCAGATCGAGATGCAGCTTGTCGGCGATGCGATGGATGTATTCGTAGGTTAGTGGGTGTTCCCACCCAGTATCGCAGAATACCGTCGTGAAATTCTTGGTGATATGTTCGCGGGTCCACAACAGAGCAGCAAGGCTGTCTTTCCCGCCGGAAAAAGTAACTATAACCCTCATAATCTATCTGTTATTATTTATCCCGAACGCAACGCACGCTGAAGCCTTTGGCGCGATTGAAGTAGTTCAGCGGGTAGACGAAGCCCGAGCGGAAGTAGAGGTTGCCCGCGTTGTTGCCGCTTCCGTAGCCCGGCGACGAGGACCAATAGTAGCCGCTGGTACTCGTACCGATCATCTTTGTGCGATAGCCGAGGCCCTTAGAAGAGCTGAGGCCCGCAATAGGTAGGAATAGCGAGCCCTTGTGGTCCGAGTCGTGGTTGCCCCCAAACCAACGGCCCTTGAGCTCGTCGTCCCAAGTCGAGCCTAAATCGCATAATGCCACCCATTCATACTGAGTGGGCAAGCGCTTCCCGACGGACCTCGCGGCCTCCATCGCCTCATCCCATGTGTAGTAATGGCGGCCGTCCTTCTCGTAACCGCCGATGGCCAAATTCTCTGTGTCCCACAGCAGGCCGCAAAGCTCGATGGAGTCGGACTCGGGATCGGACGCAGAATCGGCCGCAACCGGATTATTCTCCCTCCATTGAGCGCCGGTAATGAACCCTACTATCCAACTGTCGTGTAAACATTCATCCAGAATATCGTCGATCGCCGGATCGTAATCCTCTAAACGATACGGGCAAAGTTCATCGGCTACTTCACGTAATGTTTTCATAATCGTCTCAATTTTTCGTAATCGTTGATCGTCTCGAATATCCGCAGCGCTACCTGCGGCACTATGGCGTTGCCGTAGGCTTTGACGGATTCCCGGCGCCATGCAGGAAAGGTAATGCCGTCCAATCCGCCGGGAAACCCATCATCTCGGCGACAAATAGGGGATTGAGTTGGAAACCCGCTCCAGCCCGGTATTCGTCACTCCGCATAGCCGTTTTCACCATTCCGCCATCTCTTTTGGCCTGACTCGGCGGGAGTGAAACGTTCCTCGCGTCGTTGGCTGTCGGTGTCGGAAGCATCCCCATTCGCGCTGCAAGCGCTAATGTCGGCCGCTCGGACGCGCCCTTCGACAGACTCCGGTTCATTCGCCCACTCCCGCAATCCAATGCCGTAGGCGTGGGCATAAACCCCAAAGGCATGAAGACCGTCTTCCCTTTGACACATATCTTCATACCCTGAGTCTGCGCGGTGGGCAACAAACCATATTCTATTCCTTTTGTGTGGGGCATTGACACCACAAGCTGGAAGTACAAACGGTTGGACTTCGTAGCCCTCATTTTCCATGTCAGAACACACCTGCTCGAAAACCAGTCCCTCCGACCAATCAACAATTCCGGGAACGTTTTCGCCCACGATCCATCGGGGACGAATCTCCCGAACAGCTCCAAGCATCTCCGGCCAGAGATAGCGGGCATCTCCCGTGCCTTTTCTATTACCGGCGACGCTGAACGGCTGGCACGGGAATCCGCCGGTGAGAACGTCGATACGGTCTCGCCAAACGGTAAAGTCAGTTGTTCGGATGTCTTCATATTGCAATGCATTAGGGAAATGGAATTTTAGAACCTTCCGGCAAAACGGGTCGATCTCGCAGTTGAACACGTTAGTCCAGCCTGCCCATTCTGCGGCCAGATCGAAGCCGCCGACACCGGAAAAAAGAGATGCGTGGGTCATGGCTTCAGCTTGTAATACGTGCTATTGACCGTCGGCCCGCAAACGAGCATTCCGGCATCGACCAGACGGTCCAACTCGCCTTGCAGATCGGGCCCCGAATAGTGGGCGGCGATCTCAGGGTACAAGGCTACGAGCGGGGGCCTTCTCGCTGCGCGCTTACCTTCGATAATGGCTTCTATGATGTCGAAAACGCTATCCATGATTGCCCCGGTTACTCTGTCCGTCCAAAATGATCGTCGTCATGTCCCGCATTCGGTCGTACACCCGTTCGCCGTACCTCCCACGGATCGACTCCTTGTTGAGATTCGTCACGACTATCGTAACTTTCCGCTCGTCGGCCCGCCGGTGCAGAATATCGGCAAGCGGCATGATCTCGTTCCCGTAATGCTTGACAGTGGTCGGTTCCACGCCGAGATCGTCGATGGCCACAGTCCGGTAACGGAAGAACATCGGACATATATCGCTGTCGGCCCGGAAAGCATCGGCCACATCCGAGGCGTGGAAGATGTTGACGAACGCTCTTTCGCTAAGCGGAACTCGCTGCATGTAGTCGTTCACGAACAACCGAATCGCCTCCATCAGCGTACTCTTGCCGGTTCCGATTCCGCCCATGATCTTCAGCCCCCAAGTATTGCCGGAGGTCAGCCACCCGGCCGCGATGTCGATAGCCCGGTAGTGCGCCGGGGTGAAGCGAGCCGCTTTCCCGCTCCCGGCAATCAACTGCCCGCAAATGGCCAGCAGATTGTCCCGGACTTCCTGCACCGGCCGACCGATCCTAAAAAACCTCGTAGTGGCTCGGAACGGCAAGGCGCTCGTTAATCTGCCTATTGCTTTCGGTTCCATACTGTTGCGATTTTTCTTTGTTTTCATACTTGCCTTCCAGCACTTTCACGAAATTTACCGGTCTGAAAATCCAATCGAAGTCGGCCGT